ACCATCATATTGGTCAAAAGCACCTGTTCCTGAAGCAGCACTTGATAACCAAATCTGCTTGTTAAAGTCAGCTTTTACACCTTGTCCGATAAGGTCTAGTAAAATGTTTTTTACAACAGTTCCATCTACATTGTCAAACTCAAAGCCTCCTCTCATAAGTTGTCCTTTGATTTTGTTATATAAAGCGTTACCTGCAAAAGCAACCTCTGCTTCTCTACGAACAGGAGTTAATGTTACAGTATCACCAATCTCTCCAGACTCTCCTTGAAAAGCTGAAGAAGAAAAAGCGTTAGTTATTCCACCTAATTGTTTGAACTTATCAACAACAATAGTTCCTGATACATTAGGCATTACATCCATAAAGGACATATAGTCTTGCCCCATAAATAGAGGCTCAATAATTGATTTACTTACATCATATTTGTTTACTGTAGGTAAATTTGAACTTGTTAAAGTTGGCATAATTTTCTAATTTATTATTTTAATAATGATTTAGCAAAAACTTCCCACTCATTAACAGCTTTCATATCAGCTTCATTAATTGCAGGGTCATTTTCTGCCTCTATTTTTGTTTCTGTAGCGTTTAATTTCGCTAAATCTGCTTCTAATTCAGACATCTTGTTTTCTAAGTCAGCAATTTTGCTTTCTTTTTCAGCAACGATATTTGAAAGTTCTTCTTTCTCATTTGATAAGTCAGTAAGTTTATTAACTACCTCGTCATTGTCAGAAAGAACAACAGAAACTTCATCAACTGGGCTTTCATCTACGTCTTTACCCTTAACAGCATTAATTATTTCATCTTTAACACCATTAAACCAATTTTTCAATTCGTCAGTCATTTTCGTTTTTTTAATATTACTAATTAACTCCAGTTTGCTTCTAACTTCAGACTCATTTACATTTGTAAACTTAGAGAAGTTAAAACTTGCAGCTACCTTAATAGGTTCTGTAATAACATCTACAAAACCCATTTCCTTAGCCTCTTGACTTGTTAGCCAAGTTTCTTCATCCATCATATTTGAGATTTCTTCGTTTGTTAACTCAGTTTTACTCGCATAGATAGATACAAGCTCTTGTTTAATCTTATCTAGTAAATCTGCTGTTTTACGCATATCTTCTGCATCACCTGCTGATTTACCAAAAGGATTATGTATCATAAAGAATCCATTTTCAGCCATTTCTATATTATCTCCTGCTAAAGCTATTATACTAGCTATAGATGCAGATAAACCTTCAATCTTTACATTGACATGACCTTTATGTGCTCTTAATACATTATATATTGCAAGACCATCAAAAACACTACCACCTACAGAGTTCATTCTTAGGTTTATGTTTTTATCTCCTGCTGATTTTAAATCTTGTATGAAATTTTTTGCTGAAGTTCCATAATCACCTATTTCATCATAAATAGATATTTCCACAAAACTTGCAGTATTTTCAAAAGTGTACCAGTTATTCATTTGGCAAAAATACGATATACCTTTATTTTTGATAGGAAAAAGTTGGAATTTTTTATCTAATGTTGTATTCTTTTTTAAAACTCTTACTTCTTTTATATACAATATTAGCTGCTGTTCTTTCTGTAATATCATACTTAACAGATAAATCCATAAAAGCATAAACAACCTTGCCTTTGTTTTTTTTCAACATTTTAGAAAAATCAGACATTACCATATAATCTCTTAGTTTTTTAGGGTCAACTAAGCCTTTTTCTATAAGAAAATGTAAAACATTTTTAATACCAGCTTCTTCAGAGTATTTAGCTTTTATTTCATCATAAGTTTTTTCTACAAACTGATTGACTATTTCAAGCTTATTTTGACGTATTGCCATAATCTAATTTATACATTTACCTAAACCTTTGCAAAAAGTTATTAATATTTTATTAACATCTAATTGTTAGAAAGATGCTTGACTCTCTAATGCAGATACTCTATTTTGTGTTGTTGTAACTTCACTCTCTACAACTATAACTTGTGAAGTACCTGCATTATTACTTACAATATTTTGTATGCTTCTTAGCTCACCACCTAAAGCAAATCTTTCTCCAGAACTAATTAATCCTCCATCAGCAAACTTAACACCATTACCATTGAAAGAATTTATAGCAGATAATATAGGTCTAAAAGCTGATGTAGATTTTTTATTAATAATTGCTTCACCACCTTCTGCTTCCATAACTCTACCACCTACTGCAAACTTAACACCACCATTAGCATGAGAAGCACCTTGAAATACACCACCTCTGGTCAAACCTCCTCTAGCAAATGTAGCTGTGCCTTCTGCGTTTGTACTTGCTCTTTGTACGTCACCTGCTCCTCCACTACCACCTGCTTCGCCTTTAAGAGCAAGAAGGCTAGCAATAAGAGGTGCAACAGCAGCAGCCATTATAGCCATACGAGCAAAAGCACTAAAAGGGTCACCATCTTTTGCCTGCTTTGTGATAGCTCCCTTAGCATCAATAATACCTTTTATTGCACTAGCAACACTAGCAGCTTTTGTTATTGCTATACCTGCTTTTGCAGCAGCAGTGTTTTTACCCATTAATTGTCCTATTTGTGTAAGAGAACTACCAATAGTCATAGCGTTATCTATGTTAGCTTTTATAAGTTCAGATTTAGCTTTTTCATTTTCTTCTGTTTCTTTAAGGTCTTGTTTTCTTTGTTTTACTTTTAAATTAGCTAATTTTGTTTCTAAACTAGCTCTTTGTTGAACACTCAATTCTGTTGTTTTTAAAACATTATCTGTATGTTCTAAAGTTAATCTAAGAAGTTCAGAATTTAATTCTTCCTCTGTTTTTATGATGCCTGCTGCGAATTTTTCCTTTTCTTTGTTAAGAATTTTATTTAATTCTATTTCTGCTAATGCTGCTGGAGATAATTCTTGTTCTCCTCCTCCTCCTCCAGAACCACCACCTCCTGTGCCTCCTGTATCTCCTGTACCTCCTGTACCTCCATTTGTTTCATCAGGTATAAAACCCTTTCCAATAAGCCTTTTTAATAAATCTGCTCTATCTTCAATTAATTTAGTACCTTTTTCTGTTTCTTTACTAAGTTTTTTCTGGGCGAGTTCAAGAAATTTTATTGCGTTTTCTATATCTCTAACTTCTTGAGGTTTACCACCAAAACCTTCTTCTTTTAATTGAGTAGTTAATTGGTCTAATATGTTTTGTCCTTGTTCAACTAAAGATAAATTTTCTTTTAAAGATAAACCCCTTGAATCCATTTGCTTTTGTATTAATCCTTCAAGGATATCTTCTCTTTCTAAAACCTTATTTAATCTATCAGCTTCATCTTCTTGTTGTTCAGCTATTTTCTCACTTTCTTTTTGTAAAAGAATTTTCATAGCTAATTGGTCGTTTAAATCTTTTAAAGCTTTTTTAACATCTTCACTTGATGATTTTTCTGAATCTAAATGTGATAGATAATTAGGATATTCGTTTTTAAGTTCTATAATTAATTTTTTTCTTTGTTCTTGTGAAAAATTTACTTTATTAAGTTCAATAAGAAATCCATTTAAAGCAATTCTGTCTTGATTAAGTTTTTCAGACAGTTTAACTTCTGCTGATTTTGCTAAAAAATTAAAAAATACTGCTAATTTATCTATTACACCTTGTAGATTTTCGCCTATTTGGTCAATCAAAACAATTTTTAACCCATCTAATGCAGACTTAAATCTAAGTATAGCACCTTTTAAAGCGTCACCAACTGTTCCTGCCATTTCTGCTGCTGCTCCTTCAGCTTTTTCAAAAGCAAGTATTTGACTTTCTATAACATCTACACCTTTTACCATTGTAGCAAAAGCAGCAACTTGTCTTTGGTCAACAACAGCCAACATCTTTTCTACATCAACACCTGCATCTCTAAGATTTTTTAATTCTTGTACTAACTCCTCTCCAGAACCAATAGTCTTACCTAAAGCTTGAGCGAGGTCAGAGGAAGGGTCACCCATTTTAAGAAATATGTTACGAAGTGATGTACCAGCAATAGATGCTTCAATACCTGCATCAGAAAGCTTACCCATGATAGCTGTTGTAGCTTCCAAACTTACACCCATAAGTTCAGCAATCGGTGCAACTTTTGTCATAGATGTTTGAAACTTTTCTAAGTCAAGAGCAGAACTTGTAAAAGAAGCAGCCATAACATCAGCAACTCTACCTGCCTCTGAAGCATCTAAATTAAAACCTCTAATAGAAGAACCAATTACTGTTGCTGTTCTTGCTAAATCTTCACCAGTTGCAGTTGCCATGTCAAGTGCAGCAGATTGTGCTGCTAAAACTTCTGTAGCAGTAAATCCTAATTTAGAAAAGTTCATTTGTAGCTCACCAACTTGAGTTGCTGTAAAGAATGTAGAACGACCAAGCTCTTGTGCTGATTTTGATAATTTAATAAATTCAGAAGCATTTGCACCACTAATAGCTTTTACCTTTTGCATTTGTATATCAAAGTCTGCAAAAACTTTTACAGAGTCTTGTAATTGCCTCATCAAAGCTCTACTAGCCATTTTAAAACCATCAACTGCTAATTGTGCTAAACCAAAAGCTTTAGCCATTTTCATAGTAAAGCTACCTGATTTCTTTTGTGCTTGACTTAAATTTTGCAAATCTTTTTGAGCACCTCTATAATTTTTTCTATTAGCTTTTAGTGAAGTTTCAAGCTCTATAAATTTTTTTGATTGTTCTTCAGTAAGCTCTCCATTCTTTTTTGTTTCACTTTTAAGTTTTTTTAATGCCTTTTCAGTTGTAAATATTTCGTTTCTTAGTCTTTTTAAGTCGTCAGTGCCTACTATTTTTAAATTAAATGTTTTTTTAATCTCTGCCATTATATTGTATTTGGTATTATATTAAAGTAAAGTTCTATTTGTTGGTCAAAAGCTTTTACTAATCTTTGCATTATATCATCTTGTTTTTTTTCTACAACAGTATCAATAAACCTTGTTCTTCTACCATTTTTAGAATAAGTTTTATTTGGATGTGGTAAACCTTCTTGTGCTATTCTGCTTGCAACACTTCTAGCTATTCTATTTTTTTCTGCTGGTGTATTTGCAAATCCTTTGTCTTCTACCCATCTTTCTAGTTCTTTGATGTCAGGATAAAATGGTTTTGCACCATAGTTTAATATTTTTGCATAATCATTAGAAAATACATCTACATTTATTAATGATGGTTTGTGTTGTATTTTAACTTTAAATGATTTATCTAAAGAACCACTAGCAAAATATCCTTGCTGAATTAGCTCTTTTCTGAAGCCCTCAACAATTTCATCACTTATTTTTTTTACTTCTATTCTTATTTTGCTATCCATTATAGTGTTGCTTTTTGAGAATGATTAATTATTGCTCTTTCCATACTTAACAACTTGGTGTTAATACATCCATCATATCCTGCTAAGTAACTTATATTACCACCAAAAGTTAAACTGCTAGTACCCCATCTAGCAACTTGGTCTATCACTAAATCATCAGTATCTACAGTTGTGCTACCTATTTGTTTTCTGTTTTTTCTTACAGTTAGAGTTGTTCCTTTTCTTTGTACTGTTATTAATGTTGGTACTGCTGTCAAAGCATCATCACGCATTGATATTGTATATGTTTTACCAGAACCTAAACCAAAATGAAAATTACGATTGGCATCATCATTAAAACCTACATAAACATTAGCATCTGAAGAATTACCTAATAGTCTTATATATTTTTCTTGCTCATAAACAAAATGTAAGAATAAAGTAAAATCACCTGACATTGTTATATTTTCACTAGATGATACAAAATCTCCTTCTGAATGATTACCATCAAAATATATTGAAGATTCTTCATTTACACCTCCTGCTTGTCTTCCAAGTTTAGGTGCAAGGTTTGATGTACCATTAGATAAAATAAAACCACCATAACAAGAAGCCCAAGTAGCTAATCTACTAGCTGATTGTATTACTTGCTTTTTGTAATCAAAAAGAAATACAGGTTGTATATTAACATCTGCAAAAGTAGTTACTGTTCCTTTTTGTGCTGTAGTAGTTGTTGTTGCTACATTAAATTCTGTTAGAAGAGGAAAAGAATGTCTTGGTGCACTTGATGATATTTGTATTATTCTTTTAGGACTAGAAATCATCAGCTCATTGTAATACTCATTACCATCTTCTCCTTTTTCTGTATATACCATAGGAGTCAATACACCATCAACTAAACAGTATAATTTGTTTACTACTATATTTTTTTTCTGTGCAGAAAGTTTGCCTGATTTTATTGACATATCTATATATTTAAACCTTCAGTTAAATCCATTATATCTCCTATTACAGAAGCTTTACCTAAATCATAATGCTCTACTAACTCTACCCTTGTTGATTCATTAGTGTGAGGCTTGTAATCAACTATTTTGTTTACTCTATAATAAACACCTTCTATGTAAATAATCTTTCTAAAATCAAAATTCAATATATCATTATGTTTTAATTTTAAGAATATAGTTTTTACTCTTGGATTATTTTTAAGTTGAGCAAACATTTTAGCATAAAAATTATGATACAAACCTTTTAAGGTTTTGTTTCCTGTATGAGTACCTACATCTTCATGTAAAAACTTGACATCATTAAAAGATAGGTTAGGGTCTATCTTATGTTCAACTCCATCATAAGTTCCTATACTAAACTGCACAAAACCAACTTCTGCTGTTGCTGTTGCAGGAGAAGTACCATTAAAAACAGCAGAAGTAAGAATAAATTGTTGTTGAAAGCTATCTAAACAAATAAAATTAGCTTTTGTACCACCTTTTTCTGACTCTCCAACAGTAGGAAAATTGTCATGTGGTGCTCTTGAATAGTTTACTAAACCACTTTGATGAAAACTATTATAAAAGGTAGGCACTGGCAAACCATCAAGTGTTACTTCATCAGAAACTACAGGTAAAGTTAAAAATATTCTAGCACCAATACTAAACTCTTTTTCTGGTCTTTGTACTTCTTTATCTGTTAGTAAATTTGTGTATTCAGTATGTATTATAGGTATGGTCGGCTCTGCTCTACTATTTGGATTATTATTTTGAGGATTTAGATATTGTGTTTCAGGAAAACTAAAAGTTGGAGAAAAATATTTATTTTCTATAACATATTCTCCATCTTGAAAAACCCCATTTGTATTTATTTCTTTATAAGCACCATAATCGGTATAATTCTTTTTGTTATATTTATCTAAAAAAGCATCATTGGAAGCATCTTTGTATTTAAATATAATTGTAGATTTTAAATCATCTATAAAATCTTCTGTTATATCTTTTGAATAATCTACCTTATCAGACCAATTAAGTGCATTTTCTCTTTTGCCATAAAAGAAATCAAAAGGCTCTACAAATACTTTCTTTTGTATAGGGTCTGTAAAGTATTGTAAATTAAACATTTGTGTTAAGCCTGATACAAAATCTGATTGCTTACCTTTTGGTATTAAAAAGTTTATATCGTCTATAGGGTCACCTGCTGAATATGTTGGTGAACCTTCTATTTTTAAAAAACCTCCACTTATTCCAAAAGTAACACTACCACCATCTCCTTGTGGATAATCTATACTATGTACGTTTATACAAGCTATAAATGTTTCTTCAGTTGATTTTTGTGTTGTATGTGATAGTTGAAAATTAGATGTTGTATCATGGTTACCTACTTGTGAAAAAGATTGTTGAACAGCATCTACTCTTTGCCAGCCATTGTGATTATGGTCATTATCTATAGCATCATATATTTCACCTCTAGTTGCGTAAGTATAGTCTGGTATTCTCCATAGCTCTGCTCTTATGACATATTCAAATGTACCTCCATGTGTTCCTAGCTCTCTAAAATGTCTAACATCAATACTTGCTGTTACTTCATGAGTACCAGAGTTTGCTGCTTTTACTACGCATTGTTGTGCAAATCCTGGTGAATCTCCTCTTACATTTCCATTAGAGCTGTCAGGATTTTGTACTGGAGAATTATCTTCTATTTCATTACCAAAAAATACAAATCTTGCTGATTTATTTCCATGTGCAGCAATCCTACCAGTCTGTCTATTTACAACTTTTCCAGCAAAAAATGCACCAGTTGCATCTGTTGTGTTACCCATAGCTCTATTCAGAGTAGCTGTTTGACCATTATGAAAATAATTACCAAATTCTCCATAACCATCTGTTTTTTTAATCTCTCCAAACTTATCATCCAACATTTCTCCTGTACGTTCAAAGTTCATAGGCATAATCAAAGACTTAAAAAACTGACTATCACAAAACTCACTTACTACTTCATATCCTTGTGATTGAAATATTTTATCCCATATATTTTTTATAAATAGGTTTGGTATAAAGTCTAAGGTAGATACAACTCTATCTGGTGCAATAGTATCACCAACACTCATTAAAGGATATAAAACCTTATCATGATTTTTTTTATAACTATTAAAATCACCTGCTGTATTATTAGTAGGAAATTCATCAATACCATTACCACCAGGTAATTGACTTTTTCTTAAACCAAATACAAAATTATCTAAAAATCCATAACCTTCAATAGTGACTCCTTGGAATGAAGCAGTGGCTTTACCTAAATTATAACTTACTGTATCTTCAAAATTAAATTCAAAAGGTTGTGCAGATATAGTGCCATCTTCTAAATCTTTGTAGTTGGAATACTCTTGTGAGCTAAATTTTAAATCTTTAAGCTCTTTATTTTTAATTCCTGAAGCCCAATCCATGTTATCACCAAACAAAGTACAGCTATAAGATTTTACCTCAGTATCTTTAGTTACTTTGGTTATACGAACTTTTCCTGCTAAAACATGAACATTATCAACATATACAGAAGCATCTATGTTTCCTAATACATTTTCTCCTTGTGCAGACCTCCATCCTGAGTTCCATAGGTTTCTTAGTATAACATTATTATTATTGGTTGCTGGTATATCAAATGTCTTACTAAAAGAACCACCTCTTGTCTTTAGGTTCTTAATATCAAAGTTTTGAAAGCTTAATGATAAAGGAAATTTCTCGCTTGATGTAATATCTAATTCACCAACAATATTATCTTTATTACTTGCACTTGTACCAAAACCTCTTAACTGTAATTTTACTTCTGCCATTATGTGCTTATTGTTCTATTTTTTCTACTTTCAACATAATCTATACTAATCTTAGTTCCTTCATCACTATTTGTAAGTTCTGTCGTACCATCTTTTATAAGCACAGGAACATAGTAATTTTTATTTAGTGGTGACATAAAACCTTTTTGTGATTCTTCTTCTGGTGAATACTCTGTTACTTTTATGTAATCTATAATAGTTCTTCCTGATTCGTCATTATAATTAGCTATAAACATTGGAGCAAAAAATCCAACATTTGTTCCTTGAGTATAATATGCTCTTGCTGATTTAGCAGGGTCTGGGCTTTGTCCACCATAAGCACCTCCATCTTTAGTAAAACCACTAATATAACCTCTAAAAGTAGTGTATTTAGCAGCATTACCTAATCCATCAGTCAAATTTTTTGATTCTACTGCTACATAATGTGCAGAACCAAAGGTATCTACTCCACCTGTACTAATTTTCGTACCATTAAAATCTGTAGCTGACTCATCATACATTGTTAAACCACAGAAAAATTGTCCATTTGATGTACCACTTCTTGACTTTACCCTTACCTCCACCTCGTACATCCTGTCTTTTCTATACTTAAATATTGTTTTACTAGATGCGTGCACCTCATCATCACCACTATTATTTCCAATAACAACTGCTTTAGTTCCTGAAACATGACCTTCTCCTGTATTAAAAGTAAGCGAGCCTGAACTACCATCAACAATGTGCCAATTTGCTTCAAACTCCTCACCTGTAGAATATGTAAATTCTTCTTTAAATACTTCCTTTGCTTTCCATCCTTTTTCTATCCATACGTTTGGACTAGACATAAGGTCTTTAAACATTTCCACTTCTAAAGGGTCTATAATCTTACTTACTGCATTACCACTGTTAAAAGCTTGTACCTTATGCTTTCTTGATGAAGGGTACTCATCACTTGTAAGACCTGCTATTCTTGGTACTACTGCACCCAAGTCTTCATTAGAAGCAACTAATCCAATGTATTGACCATTATTCATAAGGTTATTTGAAGCACTTTGACCTAGCTGACCATCAAAAAATGGATATATTGTCTGTTCGTAAGTGTTAGAAGATGTGTTTAACATTTTAGCAGAAACATTATCAAAAGTATAGCTGTCTATACCTCCTAATCTATTTTGCCAATGAAATCTAGTGCATCTTTGGTCATACTCTTTTTTACTATGGTCTATGTGATATGTAACATATTCTCCTACAATCTCAGAATTAGTTGCTAGCTGTGTGTTTATTTGATAATGCGAAACAGCAGAAAAATCTGTCAATGGTTGGTCTTCTGCCCACTCACCTGCGTGGTTTATACCTGCTTCTTTTATATTTCTTGTTCCTACACCTATTTGAACCACAGCTCTAGTTTCTCCAGTAGGTGTTGCAGAACCATAAGATAATATTTGATTGAAATTATGAGTGCCTCCTGATGTATTAACAGATTTTACAATATTTAATCTATAACCCACTGCTGCTTGACCATGTGTCAAAGGATTACCATCATGACCAAAAAATCTAATTATTGCAATAACATCATCTCCTCCTGCTGTTATTTCTACAGGAAAACTCAAATACTCTGACTCATCATATCCTATCATTCTTTTACAAGTAGGTTTTAAGGTTAAATATTTTTGCCTTCTTGCAAGGTGATGTGTATCATCTTTGTGCATATAAAAGGTATTTATTGCACTATGTTGTTGTTCATTTGGATAATTAGAAGCACTAGGATGGTCTGTGTGGTCAAGGATAGCATCACCTATATAGCTATTTATTTCTTCTTCATAAGAAAGAGCAGAATTTATTGCATTTACTTTTTCATATAGAGTGTTAGCACTATCAGAAGTTAATGTGCCATCTGCTGCTAAAAATTCTGGTGTTAGTGCTACTTCAAATCTTTTATATACATTATAAGATATTTGAGAAAGTGTTATATCCCTTCTTACATTTTTGTTTATTGTATAATGTGAACAAGGTCTTAAATTAAAAGACAAAAAGTTTTTTAATAAACTAGAAACATCTGTTGTGAAATACCTGTAAGTACCATCATTTCTTGTATCACTTGCAGAGTGTGTATGTATAAAAGGTGTAAAAGGAACTCTATAAGAAAACTGTTTGCTTGGTGGTTTATTTGTGCCTCCACTCTCAAACTGATTTATAATACTATTAAATGGTGTTATAATAACTCTCATACTTACATAGTCAACCACTGAATCTACTTGACCAGTAGATGGTGGGCTACCTGAAACTCTCATTGTGTATTTTATAGGTGTATAAACACTATACATCCCTGATTCTGTGCCTGCTGTGGTTGGGCTATCTACAAGTTGTACTGTTGCCATTAGTATATGTTATATTTATGGTTAAGGTAATTCATTACGTCTGTTATTTGAGAATTTGATAAAGCTGATGTAAAAACCATTAGTTCTTGTACTGAGCCATTTAAATAAAGTGGTGTACTAGAGTTATCTACTCCCATAACAGCAGCATTTGCTGATGTATAATTAGTTGGTGGTGCATAACTTGCAAAAGTAGATTCTAAATGATTCTCTCCATTTAAGAAATAAGTTAGTTGTGTACCATTTAGTCTTACTGCTCTACACTTTATTAGTGCTGCGTTAGCAGTTGCACTTTCTGTTAAAGTAGCTGTGTCAGTTCCAGATGAGCTTGCTTCATTGGCAATATATGTCCATTTATTATTATTTGTAGCTGTTTCTGTTACATGAATCTTCATTCTTTGTAATGTTGTGCTTTCTTGGTTTACCCCAAAAACTGCACCACCATTTTCTGCTAAAGCATTGGTTTTTGCTATATAAAATATTGTATGATTTGCTGACAAGCCAACAGTTTCGCCTAGTGATGCTTGTTCACAACTTAAAAAATCGTCTATACCATCAAATCTTAAGAAAGGGTATCTGTTGTTTATATTTGTAGTGTCAGCCATTTCATACTTGTATTCTGGCTGTTGTGATGATGTTGTTTGTGTAAAATGATTACCTTTACCACTTTGGTCTGTCCATTTTGTAACAACTTCTTTACCACCAAAATATTGTGTCTTTACTCCTATGTCAGAACGCAACCATATAGTTGGTGCTAAATCTCTGATAAACTGGTCATCAAATGATGCAAAAGCATGAGAAAAACAATCTACAGTAAAATTCATTCTTATTTGTACTACTTTATCATTATGTTGATTTGTTTCTCTTTCTACAGTTATTGGTGAAGGCACAAGCGTAACTTCTTTGTTTGGGTAGCTATCTAAGAAACTTTGTAACCAATATTGTGCTTCAGCTTCCAATAATGTAAAAATTACATCTAAATTAGTATTTGTGTCATTTGCACCAGTGTTACTACTGCTTGTCCTATATGGTTTTGCAAATATTACCTCAAACTCATATTCTTCTTTAATATGAGCATTTATTGGGTCTTTTTCAGTTGCAGGTAAAGTAGATGTTGGTGGTATCACTAAAAGTAAAGGATAATCTATATTATGGTTTTCGTTTACATCATCTTCATAACCAAATATAAACTGACCACTTGACCACTTAGACTCCATCCTATCTCTTATATCTCTTAATCTATTAAATGCCATTTATTTTATTTTTTTTCTTTGTTCTTCGTTTACAGCTAATTCAAAATCTGCTTTTGCTGTTTTCCAAGACATATATGTCATAACTTTATATAATTTTTCATCTTTTACGCATTGTATAGCATCTTTACCTTCTTTTGTAAATACACCATCCAAAGCTAAGTCATACAAGCTATTTAACCAGCCATAAGGCTTCATTATTCTGCTTGCTTTTGTTACAGCTATGCTTTTTGTGCTGCCATTTCTGAAAAGGTTCGGATAACGTTTAGAGATTTTATTGTTCGTTTGCTCAAAAAAAAACTGAACTCCCAAACTATATCCATTGTTAAATTCTTAAACTTTTTAGCCTTTTCGTCTATATTATCTAAATCTACTTCTTCATCTACTTTTTTGCAAAGTATTGCCATCTGTTCTGGTAAAATATCAAATCTACCATTCTTTAAATATTTAGTGCTTAATTCTAGTTGATTAGCTTCTATATAATCACCAAATGTGCCTGTTTTCATAAACTCAAAAGGAAAATAATATATCTCATTATCATAAGTGAAAGAATCTATACCTTTAGGTTCATATTTTTTCATTATATTATCCAATGAGTTTATAACTTTCTCAACATCACTCATGTTAGCTTGGTCAACCATCTCCATTGGAATTTCTGTCATGTAAGAAAAAAGCTCTTTATACATTTTAGTTTCTTGAACAAAATAAAACTTCTCTAAATTTTTTACTTTTTCTTCTTCCTTTTGCTCCTCTGTTTTTTTGTACTTGTTAATTATTTGGTAAATACCACAATAGTAATCAATAGTCATTTCTTCCCATTGACATGGTATTTGTTTTTCTTTACCATTTATTTCTAAAATTAACATCCTTGTTTTATTTTATTTAATTCTTTTTCAATACCTTTTTTTTCTCTGTAATCTGTAAGCACATCTGCTAGTTCTGCTACCAGTTCTAGTGTTTCTGCAATAATTTCTTCTTGCATATCACTCATGTCTATTCTTTTTTGTATTTCTTCATTTTTTATACCTACCATAAATCCTAAAGAAGCATAAAGAGATAATGTAGGTATCATATACATCCACTCGTCTTTTCCTCTGTTTTTATTTGTATAATCTTTAAAATCATTAGAATATTTAACTATTGTATCTAAAACTTCAACAAAATCTAAAAATTTACCATTAGTTTTGTCATATTCTGTTAAATCATACAATCTTGACTGCAAAAACTTTAAATGTTCTCTAACTAAAATTCTGTGTTTACTGTTTATAGCTTTTATTCTGTCCATATTATATGTCTAAACTATTTCTATCTGCTATATCATTTCTTACCTTTGTTGCAGTTGCACTATTTAATATTGTATTAAAAATTACAACTTCTGCTATCTGTGCACTACTCAAACCATTAGAATGTGCAGATATTTGGTTTGCTTCAAAAGTTCCTGTCTGACTACTAGCTGTACCTACTTGTGACCCATTTTTCAGTGCCCTTATATCGTTTGAGCCATCTCTAGTAACTTCAAATATTGCTTTGTCTGTACCAAAAGCTTCTGACATGGTTATGTCTGCCTGATTTGATGCAGTATTTTGTCTAATTCTAAAAGTAGTGTCGCTACCTTGTCCTAATCGCATAAATGATGTACTACTATTGGTACTACTTAAAAATGTTTCATTAGTTTGTTCCGATAGGTCAATAACCATAAATACATGATAAGCACCTGTCAAATTAATTTGTGAGGTAAATTCTAAGTGGTCATTAGCACCTGCATCAGTTCTATAAAAACCAGAAGCAAAAGCACCTTCATGGTCATCAGTTGTTTGAGTAGCATGATTACTATTACCACTGCTATCACTCCATTTTAAACCATCTTCTGTAGTTACCTGACCTTCATTAAATTTTAACCATAGTTGTAATCCAGATACATCTGTAATTGCAAATCCACTTTGAACTCTTGTGCTACCTATACCGATTTTAAGTCCTAAACTAAGCATATTATCGTTTGTAACCTATTACTACTCCACTTGTAAGTGTTAGGGCTGTAATATTAAGCATCAAAGTTGTTCCTGCTGGTAATGTTGTTTGTAATCCTGCTGCATTTGTTACTTCACTATCACAAGTTATACTAGCAACTACTGTTTCTGTAACACAGTAAACACAATAAAAATCTTTTCCAGTATGTGCTGCTGTATTACTTATAACTTCTATTGATTGACATTCACCCAACATTCTCATCAATGCAATATTATCATCTAAAAATTCGTAAGCCATTTTATTTAATTTTATATATTATTATCCATTTTTGCAAAATTTACAAATATTTTCTGGAAAATACAGCAATATTTGTGTAAATTATTAAATTATCCGAAATATACCACTTTTGAAGCATTAAAATGCTTGTTTAGTGCCATAACAAGACAATCCACCATATCATCATGCTTTGCAGCAGGAAATTGTTGACATTGTAGTAAAAACTCCTCATTCCAAGCTCCTTTTAGTAAAGAAACCCTACCACTCTCTATACTTGCACTAATATCTTGTACTCTAGCCACTTTATCTTTAGTTGGTGGCTTATCTTCCTTAACATTCAGTCCTGTTTCACGAATTAGTGTTTGTACTATAGATTTACCACTTGCTTTTGGTTCTACATATATTTTTGACCTGCTGGTATATCCATTTTTATGAACAAATCTACCTATGTGTTTTACTAAATCAGGAAACTCTAACCTAACATTCTGAACCTCAATGATTTGCCATTTGTTATCAAAGAACTTATAAGCCATAAGTGCAGAGGGGTCGTTTTGTTGACTAGCAGTATATGCTGGGTCTATAACAAAGTGAACATCTCCTTCGGATTTTTTTTGGTCTATATTGAACCAATTTTTTTGTATCATACCACTATCGGCAGGTGTAGGTCTTTGTTGTAGCTGTCCTGCATAGCCATAAGAGCCTAATGCTGACTTATAGTCATCTAGCACTTCTCTTGAAAATCTTTCTGTCCAAAATAGTCCATCTTCATAATGTTCAGCTAGGTGTTGTGGTTTTAAATCATCAGATAGTTCTGCTGGTATGCAGATATGTCTATGTTTGTCTGGTGAATTGTATAAGAGGTAGCCACTTAGGTCATCTTCGTGTACCCTTTGCATAATTATGATTCTAACTCCTGTTGTTGGGTTGTTTAGTCGTGAATACAGTGTTGACTTGTACCATTCGTTGGCATTATCTCTTTCTGTTTCTGATGCAGCATTTTTTGGTGATGTGGGGTCATCCACTAATATTATATCTCCACCTTGACCTGTAACTGAACCTCCTACAGATGTTGCTCTACGTACACCAAGAAAAGTATTTTCATATCTTGCTTTTAGGTTTTGGTCTTTTTTAATTTGGTATGTATCGCCCCATAAGTTTTGATACCATTGACTTTGTATTATATCTCTACTTCTAGTTGCGTGTTCAATACTAATCTCTGCTGAGTATGATGCAGTAATAAATCTCATTTTGGGATATACTGCCCAGCACCATGCTGGAAACATAACTGTTACAAGTAATGACTTTGTGCTACGAAAAGGAATATTGATAATTATATCTTTATCTTTTTTTCTACCTTCTTTTATTCTTTCTGCTTCTGCTTGTAATATATCACATAAATATTTGTGATGAAAATTTGTTGATAGTGGTACTGCTGGTTCTGCTATATGCCAAGCTTTGACAAAGAACTCATAAAACGATTTTTCACAAATCGCCTTTTCCATAGCCTGCAGTAATTGTTTTTTATGATTTTCTTTCATTATGTGATGATGAATATAGGTGTTCCTTCACCCATATAAGAATATACAACATTAAAGTCTAAGTGTTCGACAGCTTCGTCCTCCTTCATACCTTCTTTCATAAGCACATCTACACATTTATTATAATCATATACTACCAGACCTTGTGTCGTAACTCCTATAATGGCTTTGTCAAAACCATCTGCTGTTAATGCAGTGTTTGATGCGTAATCTAATATATCTTCTCTCATTATATTTCTTCGTAATCTGTTTCGTCAGCTTCCATTTCAGCCATTTTAGCTTTTAACTGGTCTACACTCATTGAGTCATCAAGTGTAATTTCTATTTTGGTATTACCATTAGCACTAATTTCTGTTGCTTGTAATTTAGGTATTGCGTAGTTAAGAAGTTTTGCTACTGCACCAATATATGCTTCAGGATTTTTCTCTGCTAATTTTTCCAGAGCATTTCTTATATTCTCCTCTTGACCTGCTAAAGCCATAGTCAAAACCTCTCTTGAAAATTTTGTTACTCTATTCATAGAACCTTTAGTTCTACCACCAACAGTATTTCCTACTGCAAAAGGTTTACCAATAACTTTCTTTTTTTTCTCTGCCATATAAAATTGAACTCTATATATATGTAAATTATATTACAAAAGTAACAAAAAAAACTTAGCAATTTTATGTAATTAACTATAACCTTATCTTTTTCTTTATCTTTATATATATCTTATAGGGTACTATATACCCTTTACAAACCCTTAGTGCTATTTTCTACACAAAAGTTGCTTAAATATTAAAAAATAAAACACTAACTTCGTAGCCTTCTTATAATAAGTTTTTATCTAAACTTAATAATTAAATAATTAGCCTATAAAATTGGATTTAAAATTGGTGTGGTTGTGTGGATATGCTTAACTGCGGGGCAACTAATATTTGACGCATTTAAAAAAAAACAATTTTCAACAAAATGAATTAAAAATGCGTTTGATTTGTGAATATTTGTATATTAACTTAAAAAATGCAGTCATTTAAACACATTTTAAACACCATTTAAAACAACATCAAAATAAATCAATAGTAATACATCAAGATAAAAAAAAAGGTCGCTAATTAAAGCAACCTAATAATGTTAAAATTAATGCAATTAATAACCAAAAGTTACTAATTGGTAATTGTTTGTTATTCATAATTATTTATTTTTATTTATAATATTTATTAATTCTTTTTTATTTTCTAAAGTTTATATTTAATGATTTGAACTTTTGATTTGTTATTTTTAGCAACCTTATCTGCAAATTTTATAGCACTTTGTTTTGATTTAAAAATATCTTCAAATTGATATGCAAAATCTCTATTACCAATATTATTAGATACTTTAAATGTATTATCTCTATGCTCAATAACATATACACCTTTCTTTGATGTGTTAATATAATTTTTCATTGTTTTATTTATTTAATTGTTAATATTATAAATGTCCTCCAATTCCATTTTCTCCCATATACATCCATTCACTCTCTTCATTTCTATCTGTCCAATCGTATGTGTCCATACCATTACCAAAATTATATGGTGCTTTACTTATTTTGTTGTCCATTTTATCACTCCATAAATTCTCGTTGTCCATAAGATATTCACTTATCTCCTCAACATCATTAGGAATTTTAATTTCTATTTCTGCATATTTATGATATACACTCCTTTGCATTATTTTTACTTTCATAATTTTATTTATTTAATTTTATATTGTTATCTTCAAATTCTCTATATAATATGTAAGCAACTTTATTAACCATACCTAAATCGCTTCCTATTATATCAAGAGCCAAATTAAAACAATATTTTTCTAATTTACTTCCATGTTGTGATTTATAATTATAATCCCATTTATCCAATTCTTTTTTCATAATTTTATTTATTTAAGTATTTATTAATTAATTCTTCTGGTGTCGGTGCATTTACATCATCTTGTAAAATATAGTCATAGCCATACCAAAGTAAATAATTTCTTATTAAGGTTTCTTTCATTCTGTCGCTATCATCATCTAGCATTTCTTCTTCACATCCCCAAGTCGTTTCCATAAAACCCTTATCAAATTCAGATTTA